GATACAGATGCTGCGTCAAATGAGTCAGGGTTGGCTTGTGAGGAGCCTTCACTGGCTCAGCAGCATTTTAAAGAAGAATGCGACATAAATACAATTTTGGAGCGTTTTAATATTACAGGGCTTTTACCTCAAAGCCCATTATCGCCTCGTTATGGCGATTTTAGCGGCATTGGTGACTACCATTCCGCTTTGAACCGCGTTATTGCGGCTCAAGATGAATTTGAGGCTTTACCAGCTCAAATTAGGGCTCGTTTTGATAACGACCCTTCTAAGTTGATTGAGTTTTTGGATGACGAGAATAATCGATCAGAAGCCGAGGAACTCGGTCTTATCGATAAAGTATCTGCTGAAGTTGTTGAAGTTGTTAAACCCCCTGAAAAGGCGGCTGAATAAGCCGTAGCACAGTTATCTACTTGATGTAACTGTGCTAGGTGACACCAAACCGAAAATGTATGTTAACTGAGGAGCAAAAAAATGATGTATAGAAAACCCGTAAATAAGCGCAAGTCGGCGAAGTCTTTTCGCCGTACTGTAAAACGTACTAAAGCAGCAAATATGCAAAAAGCACCACATCGTGGTGGCTGGCGTCTTTAATTAATAAAATGGGTACCTCACATGCCTTGTTATCATCCCCTAAGCGCATTTCAATGCGCTGATGGATCAATTGTCTTTTATGAATCTAAAAGACATGACACCGTCAAATCATTATCTTTGCCTTGTGGTCAATGTGTTGGCTGTAGGCTTGAACGTTCACGTCAATGGGCTATTAGATGTATGCATGAGGCACAAATGCATACACAAAATTGTTTTATAACACTTACTTACGATGATGCACATCTCCCAAGCGATCGATCATTACACTATAGAGACTTTCAGCTCTTTATTAAAAGATTACGAAAGCGGTATCCTGGACGAAGAATACGTTATTACATGGCTGGAGAATATGGTGAAAACTTTGGGCGTCCGCATTGGCATGCCTGTATCTTCGGACTCGATTTCGATGATAAGAAATTATGGAAACGGACTTCCGCTAATTCTGTCTTATATCGATCCGCAGACCTTGAATTACTCTGGCCATTTGGTTATTCCTCCATTGGAGACGTTACTTTCGAAAGCGCAGCATACGTGGCTCGATACATTATGAAGAAGGTTACTGGTAAAAATGCTAAAGAGCATTACCAAGAAATTGACCCAGATACTGGGGAAATTACTAATAGAACTCCTGAGTTTACGAAGATGAGTCTTAAACCCGGAATCGGGTACGAATGGTATAAGCAATATACTTCCGATGTATATCCACACGACTATGTTATTGTTCGTGGTAAGAAAGTCAAACCCCCTAAATATTACGATAAAAAATTTAAAATAGATAATCCTTATGAGTTTGACGAACTGCTTTACATTCGTGAAAAGTCTGCTAAACTTAATTATGCAGACAATACGCTTGAACGACTTGCTGTTAAGGAACAAGTTACAAAAGCTAAACTGCAAAAGTTAAAACGTAACCTCACTTAGGAGCCTCACATGAAATTAGTATTATGTTCTGTAAAAGATCGTGCAGCTGACGCTTATGGTCGACCAATGTTTGTACCGTCTGTAGGTGTTGCTATTCGTAGTTTCTCAGACGAAGTAAACAGAAAAGACCCAGAAAATCAACTATATCAACACCCTGATGACTTTGATTTGTATGAATTAGGTGAATTTGATGATAATACTGGTCTTTTTGCTTTACATGATGCACCCAAGTTGTTATCCTTGGGTAAACAAGTTAAGATTCAGGAATGAAAACAAGCCGTCTCACCTTTAGGTGGGACGGAATTAGCCTAGGAGCCAAAAAACATGCACCGTAATCAATCAGTAAATATTCATCAGTTTACGATGATTCCAAAAGCCGATATACCTCGGTCTTCATTTGATTGTCAAAGTACTCATAAAACGACGTTTGATGCTGGTTATTTAGTGCCAGTGTATGTAGATGAGATGCTTCCCGGTGATACATTTCGGTTGAATATGACGGCATTTGCCCGTCTTAGTACGCCAATTAATCCAATCATGGATAACATGCATTTGGATAGTTTCTTTTTCTTTGTTCCAAATCGTTTGATTTGGGATAATTGGCAAAAGTTTATGGGTCAACAAACGAATCCTGGAGATTCGATTTCTTATGTTGTACCCCAGCAAGTATCACCAGCCGGTGGATACGCGATAGGTTCTTTACAAGATTATATGGGTCTTCCCACAGTGGGACAGGTGTCCAATACTGGAACGGTATCCCATTGCGCTTTTTGGCCTCGTGCGTATAACTTGATTTGGAATGAGTGGTTCAGAGATGAGAATTTACAAAATTCTGTAACTGTTGATACAGGAGATGGACCTGATACTGTTACGAATTATACTTTATTGCGCCGTGGTAAACGTAAAGATTATTTTACAAGTTCGTTGCCTTGGCCTCAGAAAGGACAAGCTGTAACCTTACCTTTGGGTACTTCTGCTCCTGTTACGCCTGACGGTTCTTTTAAGTTATCTGTTGGTACTGGTGTTGGTAAAGATTTTTTTGTTGAGAGTTCTGGTACATGGACTACAACTGGTGCTGCTAGTGCTACTGCACATCAATACAAATCTGGATTAGCTGTTGATTTGTCTCAAGCAACAGCAGCTACTATTAATCAGTTGCGGCAAAGTTTCCAGATTCAGAAGTTATTAGAAAGGGATGCACGTGGTGGTACTCGTTATACTGAAATTATTCGCTCACATTTTGGTGTTATTTCTCCTGATGCTCGCTTGCAGCGTCCCGAGTACATCGGGGGTGGAACATCCACTATCAATATTAATCCAATCGCTCAAACGTCAGGTACTTCAGCTAGTGGAACTACTACCCCTTTGGGTACACTTGCTGCTATGGGTACTGCCTTGGCTCATAATCACGGCTTTACTTATTCGGCTACTGAACACGGTGTAATTCTTGGATTAGTTTCAGTAAGAGCTGATTTGACTTATCAGCAAGGTCTTGCTCGTATGTGGTCAAGATCAACACGTTATGATTTTTATTTCCCAGCATTTGCTACGCTTGGTGAACAAGCTATTCTCAATAAGGAAATTTATGTTCGTGGTGATGGTAACGATAATAGCGTTTTTGGTTATCAAGAACGTTGGGCTGAGTATAGATACTATCCAAGCCGAATTTCAGGATTGTTTAGAAGTACGGCATCAGGAACAATAGATAATTGGCATTTGGCACAAAAGTTCACAACGTTGCCAACGCTTAATACTACGTTTATTCAAGATTCTCCGCCTGTTGATCGTATTGTTGCTGTTGGTGCTGCAGCAAATGGAAAACAGTTTATTTTTGATAGCTTTTTTGATTGTAAAAAAGCTCGACCAATGCCGATGTACAGTGTACCCGGCTTAATTGATCATTTTTAATATGTTTGATCTTGGTGGATTAGCTGGTGGTGTTCTTGGTTTTATAGGACAACAACAGACAAATCAAAAGAATTGGGATATAGCACAAGCCGCTAATGCGGCAAGTGCTGAACAAGCGCAGCGCCAAATGGATTTTCAAGAACGTATGCGATCAACTCAATATCAAACAGCTATTGAAGACATGAAAAAAGCTGGGTTAAATCCTATGCTTGCTTACTCTCAAGGTGGAGCGGGTACCCCATCAGGAGCTATGGGTCAGGTGTCTACTGCGAAGGTTGGTAATGTTATTGGATCTGCTTTGGCTGGTGCCCAGGCAATGTCTTCCACTGCTGCTGATGTTGATTTGAAAAGAGCTACAACTACTAATACAAGTGCTCAAACTATTAAAACTGAGGCTGACACTGTTCAGACTGCAGTTAATATTGGAAAAATACTAGAAGATACTAAAGTTAGTGTACAAACTCAAAAGAATTTAGAGGCAACGCTTAATCATATTCTTGAACAGATTAAGTTGACTAGAGCACAAACTGGTCAATCATCAGCTCAGACTGGTAAAACAGCAGCTGAAACTATTAATATCAAAGAAAATATTGCACCATCTGGTGATCCATGGTGGTATCGCGATTTAAAGAGTAAATTTCCAACTCCATCCAGAATAGAACAATATGTTCGTGATAAATATATGAAATTTAGGAGCAAGTGATGATTAAAAAACACGAGGTGTTTTTACGTACACCCTACAATTATGATACAGATGCTGCGTCAAATGAGTCAGGGTTGGCTTGTGAGGAGCCTTCACTGGCTCAGCAGCATTTTAAAGAAGAATGCGACATAAATACAATTTTGGAGCGTTTTAATATTACAGGGC